TAAAGTCTAGAGAATCTCCTTGAATAATAAAATCATTCTCCTTCAGAGTGATGGTATCTAGCCATACATTCTTAGGAATAGTATTTGAAACAAAAAGCATCGCATTTAAAACTATATTTTTTTTTGGATCTTGTTCATTAGGACCTTTCCATCTATAAGTATAGAGCATTTTATTTCTAGAAGTTGATAGGGTTTTTCTAGAATTTTGAATTTTTATTGTTTCTTCTAGTTTATCCACACTTTGTATATGAAATGATATTTTATCTTTTCCTATATTATCAGTTATATCCAATAATTCTTTTGGATGAAATGGAATATTACGGCCATATCTACTGAATATAAATTGGCTAGTTTTTTTAACCCAAGCCGGATTATTAATAACCATTAATTTTTACCTAATAATTTGAATGTCTTTACCCGAAGTCCAGATTTCTAATTCTGTCCTCAACCTACCCTCAGTCTTGAGAGTTTCGTATCTATTTATAGCTTTGTTCCGCCACCACTCAATGATGTTACTCAATTCATGTTTCTCGTAATTGGGACCAGGAACCAATGTGTCCGTTTTACAGTTCATATAATCCACGGTGTTATTATACCCAAAATCGGATGTATAATACCTTTTCTTCTCGGTCAACTTTTTAGCGTTCTCAATCGTTACATTAAACTCATCACCTTCGGTTGTTCCTTTTAAGGCCGCTTTGGTGAGAGCAATAATCTTGGTAAAGGTTCTTAGTTTTCTACTGGTACTTGATGTATCACCTGCTAATAAATCTCCAGTAATATTCTCCACATAATCTTTTAAGTCATGGTATCTTTGTCCGTGCATCATGGGTACCATATCAGATTCGGTTAATCCACGGAAACGAATATAGGGTTTCATGCCATCATATTGTGATACTGTTTTGGTAGTACCATATAAACTGGTAGTTTCAAATAGACACAAATTCATACCATATTTCTTATTGCAAATTTCTCTGACGGTATGACTGGTACAAATGGCAGATAGAAGTTTACCGCCAAGGTAATTGAATCCAAATGGTTGTGCTGGTACAATAACGAATCCCATCATCGTAGCAGTATTAAATCGTTTGGCTGTATCTTCCTGTTGAATCCAAACTTGTCCCAAGAGTTCATTTCGGGGTTTCATATAGATGACTGGTGAACCTAACCGAATGAATCCTAGAATCTTTCCTGAGTTCTTTTCCCTAACTGCCAACTGTACATTCTTACCAACTGGTGCTTTATTGATGTGGGAAGAGGTAATGGAAAGTAATGTTTCCCATGTTTCACCTGGAATCTCCAATACCTCAATGTCCATATCCTTTGGATGCATGGAAAAATCAGAAAATAAATCATCTTCCCGTGGAAATAATGATGATGGTAAATTATCAAGATTTTTCAACTTCTCGTCACGCATGTATTCTTCGGTACTTCCAATGTTACTAAAGTAATCATGGAAGGTTTTGGAACAATGTAGAGCTTGTTCTCTAGTTAATATCATAATGTACTTTTAAAATAACCTATTGTTTGAATTAAACCATCTTTTAACTGTACTTTGGGTTCCCAATTTAAAAACATTCTTGCTTTTGCAATATTAGGTTGTCTTTGTTTTGGATCATCCTCAGGTAATTCCCAAAATTGACCAATTTTACTTTTTGAACCAGTTAATTTAATAATTGATTCAGCTAATTCTAACACAGTAAATTCATTTGGATTACCGAGATTGATTGGTCCCATAATATTTGAATTCATCATTTTTGTAATACCATTGATTAAGTCATCAACATAACAGAAACTTCTTGTTTGTGAACCATCACCATAAATTGTAATATTCTCACCTTTAAGTGCTTGAAGAATAAAGTTACTAACAACTCGACCATCATTCGATGCCATTTTAGGACCATATGTGTTGAATATGCGAATAATCTTTGCATTAACATTATGCTTTCTTGCATAGTCTACAAACAAGGTTTCTGCTGCACGTTTACCTTCATCATAACAAGATCGAACACCAATTGGATTTACATTACCCCAATATTCTTCGGTTTGTGGATGTTCAAGCGGATCACCATAAACTTCTGATGTTGATGCTTGTAGAATCTTTGCACCAGTTCGTTTAGCTAAACCCAACATATTATATGCACCCAAGATACTCGTTTTCATCGTTTGAATTGGGTCGTGTTGATAATGAACGGGTGATGCTGGACAAGCCAGATTATAAATTTCATCCACTTCAACATAAAGTGGAAAACAAATATCTTGTCGAATCACTTCAAAGTTTTTATACTCTAGTAAATATTCTATATTCTTTTTACTACCAGTAAAATAATTATCTACACAAAGAACATGGTGTCCTTCCAATACTAATTTTGTACATAGATGACTGCCTAAAAAACCAGCACCACCGGTCACTAGTATTTTTTTCATACCTTAAATCCTTCAAAGTTCTTTTTACCGTGTTGGATTTTATTATGAGAACCGACACCTTGGTGGCCAGCATCAGTAATGCCTTGTTGTGCGGATTGCTCAACATCAAACAATTTCATCTTTGCTCTATCAACACCAATAGTAAATCGTTTGTAATATGACGGATCATTATATCGATTCTTCAATTGTTTAACCATCATCTGACCCATTTCTTCCAATTCTTCAGAAGAAATCAAAGCAAACATCAAATCAGCGGTTGCAGGCAACCCGAACGACTCACTCGTATCCTCCAATCCAGGATCACTCGATGTGAATCCGCTTCTGGTAGTTTGTGTAGCAGATACAATAGGAACATTATGTTCAACCGCAAGACCCCTAAGTTCTTCTGCGATTGATTTAACGTAAGTGTAAGAGTTAATATTCGCACCAGCCTTGATACGAGAAGAGCAACAGATATTAAGGTAATCAATAAAGATAATATCAGGTACAAACGACCTTTTGAGATTAAGTTCATTTAGTAAAGTCCTAAAGTGAGTGGTCGAAGCTGATGCTGTTGGATATTCTTTGATGATGAGTTTACCTGTGGTTTTCTCTTTAACTCGAGCAACCTTCTTATCATACATATCTTTTGGTAAATCCATCAAATCGTCAAGTGAAACATTCAACAAGTTTGCATCTATTCTTTCAGCAATCTTTTCTTCAGCCATTTCAAGAGTAATGTACAATACGTTTTTACCTTGTACCATTGCTCCTGCTGCCACATGACACATAAACAAAGATTTACCAACACCAGTCCCAGCAAGAGCAATATTGAGAGTTTTAGCGGGTAGACCACCTTTTGTAATCTTGTTGAAGCAGTCCAAGTCAAAAGGAATTCGTTCCTCTTTTCTATGATAGAATTCATATCGATCATCGGAGTTCTCTAAATAATCATGACCTACGGTTGTATCGAAAGAGATGGCCAAAGCGTCCGATAATATTTTGGGAATCGCACCTTTATCATTGCTTTTGTCCTTACCATCGAGAATTGAAATACTCCCCAATACAGCATTGTAAATTGCTTTTTCCTGGCAAAACTTTTCGGTTTTGTCAATAAGCCATTGTACCTCGGTTTCTGTTTTGCGATTAATCTCAATTTCTTTGATATAATCTTCACACTTCTGTACTTCATCATCCGAGAGATTATTCTTTTCTTTGACGGCAATTGACAACGCTTCAGTCGTTGCTGGAGAATTGTAAGTTTCCGTGAATGATGTAATTTCATTAAATAATGTTCTCTCGGTTCTGTCTGAGAAATACTCAGGCTTAATAAACGGTAATACTTTTCTTAAATAGTCCTCGTTATAGACTAGGGTTTTTAATATGGCTTGCTCTAATTTCATATCTTTCCATTATAAATAAAGGTGTAGGTCACGGTACTGGAATACCCACCTACTTTGTAAACTTATCCTTCAATCTTGTAGGACACATCATGACATTCCGGACAAACTACTGTTCGTTTTGGGGGAATAGAAGCGAGAACCATGTTAGGATTTTGATAATAAAGTTCTACTTTACATTTATTACATAAAACTCCAGCCATTACTTTGCCTGTTCCGAAACCATAAGTGTCAGGCCGAAAAATGGATTCATGATATTCAGCTAATGTTTTCATCAATTAATTCCTGCTCAATGTTAGCCGACATAAGTTCGACAAGTAAATCACCAATATAATTCTTAAACGTTTCATCTTTTTCTAGTTTCTTTGGTTTATCTACGGTGGATTCTAACACATCGTAACCAAAAAGTAAATACATCTGTTCATCTTTTTCTTCAAACTTTACCTTACCGAACTTAAATATGGTATCTTTATAAGGTCCATCCAAAAATTTAATATTAACACCTTGTGAATCCTCTTTTGGGTAGATAAAACAATAATCAATTCCTTCAATCATCTTCGACTCCGTTTGAAGTAACAATATCATCAAATAGATTTTCGGATCCACCTTGCATAATATCACCGGCAGCAATCTGGTATTTACTTTGTACAAATTCTTGGAACTTTTTGGTTTTCAGAATTGGCATCCAAAAATCAGCAGTATCAGTTTCTTTGATACGATACTTCTTATCTTCTATGACGCCATCCTCGTCCACCTTTGAGTACCAACCATTAGATGGTTTAACAACAAATCCACCATCAAGTGATATATCAAGTAACCCACTCCAGCGGCTAATGCCACCATCATGCCGAACAGTAACAGGTATTTTAGATTTTTCACGGACATATCTCGATTTCTCCACATTAATAATAAAGTTATAACCAATAACCTCAGTACCTTCTTTTTCTTGCTGGCGGCCTATAACGAAAATATTATCGGCTGAATAATATGATCCCGTTCCACCACCAACAATGGCTTTAGGGAACATACCAATTTCCATGTAAGTATGATTTACTACAATCATTGGAATATCTTTAAGATTCAAATGTGGAGTTACCATACGAAATAATGATTTGACTGCCTTGGCTCTCGACATATCACCAACAGTTTTACCTTCTAACGCATCATTAACTTCTTTGATTGATGCCAGATTACCAATCGAATCGACTACAATAATTAAATGTTCACCACGCTCAACTTCATTGAGTTGTTGCATGATATCAATTTTCAGTTTTTCAATATCAGTAATAGGGGTATGTAACACACGATTAGTGTCAATACCAAAGGAATCAAAATAAGACTGCGGCGTTCCAAACTCCGAATCATAGAATAAAAGGGCTGCATCAGGATATTTGTCCAAGTATGATTTGGCCATCAATAATGAAAATGCTGTCTTAAAATGTTTGGATGGACCTGCCCACATTGTAAGACCTGGTGTTAAACCACCATCTAATTTACCGCTTAATGCCACATTGATAATGGGCACCGAGGTTGGAATCATGTCCTTCTGTGTAAAGAACTTTGATTTGGATAGAATAGCTGAATCTTTAATACTACTATTCTTTTTGATTTTATCTAATATACTCATTTATTTTCCTTTTCACGAAATGCTAATTCTGATTCATAATCATACTTAGGTTCTAATTTTTTAGTTGGGACAATACTCTCTTCATGTTTTCCTGGACCTGTTGTTACGATTACCCTTTCAAACTCTTGCGGGTCATTCTCCTCAATTGAAGTAATGTTTTCTTTTTCAATTTCAATCTTATCTTCATCCAGTTTTTTTGATTTAAATCTTATTTTCTGAAACCATTCTTCTGTTTCTTCAACTTCTTCATTGGTGGGTCCTATTACTTCTTCTCTTGGTTTTAAATTAATATTTCCAGCTATCAATAATAACACAGCTAGCGGGTCAAACACAAGCATAATAGCAAAGATTACCATACGCACAGCCTTGTCCAATGCGCCATCACCGTCACCAAAAAATATATCTGCCACATACTTGATTGGGCCAACATCTGCCACAAGTTTATTGGATTCTCTTAACAACGGCAAACGTTTCTTGTTAATATCGGTAAGTTCTCTTTGTGTTGATTGTATTTGATTATCCAATCGATTACTTGCCGTTGATGGATCCTTGGCACGAGCAAGAAGATAATTTAATCTTTCTTCTGCAATCTTTTGTTGTTGATTGAGTGTTTTGAGTTCTACTGTATTTGCGCCAGCATCTAGTGTAGAATCAATGTGTGATTTGGCCAGAAAACCAAAAATTCCCATTGAAGTAATAAGCATTAGGATTACCACAGCAATAGTGAGATATGTTCGTAGAAGTAATGGTGTAATTTTCCAATTACGATATAACCAAGAAGCGGTCACCAGTTTAGAAAATTCTAGTGCCGAACCCATCATAACAACTGGCCAAAAAGCACCAGCAAAGATAAGAGCTAAACCTACTACTGAATAATAGGCAGCAATTCCTGATAATAAAAATGCTGCTAAGAATGTGAAGTATATCATTTTATTTTAAAGTTAGTTTGTCTAATCCATAAGGAGTACCTAAACCAAATACGCCTTTAGGGAAGAAATTGAATGCCAATGAATATCTAGTGCCTTTTGAATACTGTGTTCCAATGCTATGTGAAACGTTTGCTGGAAATAAAACAAGCATGTTATTTTTAGGATTTATAAACCAAGAATTCGAATTGAATATGTTATACTCATTAAAAGGAATTTGAATTACCGGAGGAAAAAGATTCTGGTGAGCTTTGTGGAAATATATTTTACCGGAATTATCATCAACATCCAAGTATAAAACTCCAGATATTAATGAGTTTGCATGGTCATGTTGTACACCATGGTCACCTTCTTCCATTTTAAATATCCATGAGTTCTGCATTTCAAACTGTATGTTTTCATGATTAACACTTAAAACACTATTTGTGTATTCAAACAGTTTATCCATAATACTATTTTTTAAACCAGAAAATTCAGGTTTATCTAGTATGTAAGTTTCCTTACTGACATGACCACTAGTTTTTTCAGAATACTCAATATTTTTTACATATTCTTTAAACTCATTTGGTACAACAATTTCATCCAAAAAGATTGGAACTGGAAACAATCCTAACATTTCACTCATGAAAAGAAATCCTCTAATGTACTTACTTTTTCAGTAGACCATTTCATACAATTTAAAATAACTTTAATTGGTTCTAAGAAAGCCTTTTCAAACTGCAAATCATAATCGATATAATTCTGTAAATCAAACTCTTTTGGTAAACGACCTGGAAATGATATGACAGTATCTTTGAAATGATTAGGCATTTTTAGATAAGTATATTTTAACTTCTCACCTTCTTGAATCAATGGATACTTCTTGGTAAGATTCATTTCTTTAAGTTTGTTGTTATACAGAATGGCACCCTTAACATGAATCGGTGTTCCCAATTTATATAAAGTTGCAGCATCACTATATTTAGCCAAGCCATTACAACCTCTAGGTGATGAAATTTCTTCAGCAGGTAGATTCATAAAATCTTCTTTAGCCTGTTTGATAAAATTATGAATGTCATCTTCAGTACCATTCAACATAATGGTAATTGCTTCTTTCATCTTATCACGAATTGCAGCAGGTGTAGAAGATTTAATCATCTCTAGACCCATCACCTTCATCTGTGGTTCGTTATACTGAACACCTTCATTGTTATACACATTCAAAATGTAACGCTTCTTGGCAGTCCAAATACCTTTATCGGACAAACCTTCTCGTTTCATTTGCATCTTTTGTGAATATGCTTTAACATAGTCTGCAAGTTCTTCATAGGACTTGTCAATAAACGGTTGCAATTTATCATTACAAACTTTGTCCATGAACCTAATGATGACGTTTGGATCATCCACTCGATTATCATAGACTTTTCTAACAAGTCCCGCAAGGCAAAGGTAAATCGAGTCAGTATCGCTCGCAATAACATAGTCATGATCTTTTGTTCCTAATAATTTGTTCATGTACCCGTTAAGTTTATTTTCAATCCAGCGAATACTTAATTGTCCCGCAGTAGTGACCCCAAGTGCCATCCTAAGATCGTAGAAACGGAAATACTGAGAGCCCAAAGCACCATAAGCAGAATTGAGAGATACTTTCTTTGCCAACTGAATATTGTTATACTTAGCAATAAGTTTTTCAATTTCATATTTTTTAGATTCATTAGGTTCATTTTCATATTCCTGTTTTGCAGCCAACATCATTTTTTTAAATTTACTACGATCAGTATACATTTCTTCCATCATAGCAGGTAAGAAACCAACTTTATCTGTGCGGAAGAATTGACCATTTGGAGTTAAAGTTGCGCCTTCCAAAATCGATGTATCTACATCTTTTACCAGCAGTTTATCTACTGATACACCAGCGGATAGAATCGCTCTCATCGATTCTGTATAGTTCTCAGGTTCAATTAAAGTTTCTGGAGAGATATTATATTGCATCATGAGGTGGGGGTAAAGTGAATTTAGGTCAAAGCTGGCAACATAATGGTGCATACCAACTTGCACTTCTTTAACATATGCGCCTTCAAACATTCCATCTTTTGATTTAATCACTTTTG